CGTTATCGTCAAGCCATTTAGCTAGCTTTATATCATACTGAAACGGCGTAACCAAAAAGTGGTTACTGCCTGTTAAACTGAGTTTACCGCTGTGGCTATTATAAGCTAATAATATTTTGTTCATAATTAAGCTCCTATTATTCTAGTTATTAGATATTTATCGTTAATTTCACGCGCTATTATATAGCCGTCACACTCAACAACTTTAAACAAGCTAGCACCATCATTCAAAATGAAGAAGGTAGCTCCATTAATGTCTTTAGTTGGCGTGTCTCTCATTAACCATTTAATTGTTTCAAGGTCTGTGCCTTTAAATGGTTGCATTTGTGACAAAGCTAATAACATTTTAAAAGGTGTATTAGCTTCGATTGTGATTGTAGCGTAATCTTCTTTTAGTTCAAGTTTCATAACTCTAGCCTCCTCGTTTATTCTACTGTGAGCAAGCGTTTCCGCTTCGTCCGTATCTGCCTGAGCTTCACGGCTTAATCTGTCCGCTATAGCTTCGTTAATCTCATCTTCAAATCTAGTTAGGTCAACTACAGAGAAAATCTGTGTCTCGTCGCTGTAGTGTTTTTCTTCAAGGTCGTTAATGAAGATAGCTTCTTCATATGTTACTCCAGTGTTAGTCACACTAAATGGAATAACTACATATTCGCTATTGTATAGTTCCTCGTTAACTTCATTCAAGAAATTGACATCCGTTGTGATGATATAGTCTGTGATAAAATTTAATGCTAGTTCGTTCATTGTGTCGCTCCTTAGTTTAATTGAGCCATATTATAACATAGCTAGCTAATAATGTCAAGTGTTTAGCTGGCTAATTTGTAAATTTGTCTATTTATTTTGTGTATATATGTAAGCACTTCGTGGTAGTACCGCTGAAATATTATGAAATTAAGCAACATTTCGTGGCAGTACCGCTGAAATATTATGAAATTAAGCAACACTTCGTGGCAGTACCGCTGAAATATTATGAAATTAAGCAAATTTTGGCACTTTTAACCCTAGAAATTAAACCTGTCCATCTATTTCCCACCAAAACATCAAACAGCCCTAGAAATAACGTAAACTAGCCATTTTAACTGTTAGCCATACTAACATAAGCACCGCTAAGTTTATTATGGTAGAGCTAAATTGCGGAGTGATTAGCTGTCGGACTGTCGGGCTGGTGGCGTGGTCTGGCTGTTGGTGTGGTCTGGCTGTCTGTTGTTGGGCTGTCTGGTGGCTTGGTCTGGCTGTTGTTGTGGCTTGGCTGTTGTTGTGGCTTGGCTGTTGTTGTGGCTTGGCTGGTGGCGTGGTCTGGCTGTCTGGTGGTATGTGTAGCTCTAAGGGTCAAGGGTCGCATTCCACCGACTGAGCCCGCCTGCCCGAAAGTCTGGAAAAATAATCCGACAAATTTTAACTGTCTAGAAATGAAGTAGTAGAGCTGTCTAGAAATGAAGTAGTAGAGCTGTCTAGAAATGAAGTAGCTAATAATTTAATCTAAAAAATTTCGCCAGCTATTTTTAATCGTCCAGAAAGCGGTACTACCGAAGCCTTGACTTGTTTACTTTTTTATGGTATAATGTTTGTATAAATAAAGATAGTTCTGAGTTGAGGTATTCGGGTTTTCTCAAGCACCTAGCCACCTCAACTCAGAGTTATCTACGAGGCTAAAGCTTGAGAAACTTCCGCCTACACTCTAAATTCCCTTTTTCTCGGACAGATATGAAAACACAAAAGATTAGATGCTATGCTGATGTAGCCGATGAGCTAGAAAAAATTGCATTGCAGAACGGCCTAAAGACAATGGCTGATACTATAGCTTTCGTAGTAAAAGAATTTGATAATGTTAGGTCTACACAAACAAATTCATCTAACTACACAAACAAATTCACTAAAGTCAAAGAGCGGGTCCTTGACTTCGTCAAAGAGCTAAACCATCTACGATGACACCTGCGTAAACTGCGTCGTCGTGGTCTGGGAAGTCTGGGTCGACTTGATTAGCTTTCTTATTTGCGATGTATAGCTCCTCAAAGTCAGACTTCACTTTACCTACGCCAGAAACTGCCATATATCTAATTGCATCAGCTGGGTCACTCCATTTGTTATGTAGAGGCTTGCTTTTCCACTTGCCGAGCGTATCATCCCAAGTTTTAGTATAAGATAAAAATGTATCACGTACGTATTGTAGCTTCGCATCGACCCACAAGTTAGGTATAATTTTACGTACGTTCTCAATACCATCTGCTACGTCAGTCTTCTTCAAAGCTACTACAGGTAATCCTAGCTTCTTCAAGATACCAAAGGTACTCATACGTGTCTGCATTGACTTAGCTTTACTATCGTGAGGTAAGAAGATACGCTTGACACGATAAGGCATACTGGTTATGACGCTGGCATAGTGTCCTAGGTGTTCTCCTGAGTTATGATACTCATCAATGATACGCCACTCAAGGTCATACACTTGGAAGAAGATAATTACAGTATCATCATCGAGCCCTAAATCTACAGAAGCATAAACGGGTAAAACTGGGTCGTACAAGTCTGGTACAAGTCGTCCACCTTCCATAACGTGCTTGCGGAACATACGTGCGTAATATGTCCCGTCACGTACAGAGGCAAAGGCCTCGTCTGGTGTAGCTGGATACTCTTGACCGATGTCTTCGCCAAGCTCTGCGTGTTGCTGTACCCAGAAGTTCTTTTGTGAGCGTGTTAGCTTTATATTTAGCTCAGTCTCAACTTTGCGGAAGTATTCTTCAGCTTCTTTGTCGATATACTGGTCTAGGTCAAGGTTACAGTCTGGGTCTTCTGTCCAAGACAAGAATACTGGATAGAAAGCTTTAGGTGGCCTATTCTCTCCTACAAAGTTAACAGCTTCATCCCACATATGAGAGAACATATTGTCTGTACCCTCAGCTGTAGACTCGATAACAACTGTATGACCAGCGGCGATAGCTTTGTAGCCTCTGTAGTGTAGCTGAACGGAACGACGTACGGATAAAGATTGTAGAGCCATTAGAGAAGCTCATCTGTTTAGTGTTATCAGCTGTCAAGTAAGTGTTAAAGAACTTCTTGATAGGCTCTGGAAAGTTGTCCCAAGCTAGCTTTGAACGTGTAAGTAGTGTTCCAGCTTCTTCTAAACCCTGAGCTAACATACCTATATTAAAATCAGTATTAAAAATAGCATCGTCTTCGTAAGAGATTAGCCAGAATGTAGAGATACCTTGTTGACGGGACTTAAGAATGATGATACGTGGGTGGTGTAAGCTAGCTGCATACACTTTGTGCTGAGCAAAGTTCATCAAGAACTGCATTTTATAGCCATCTTTATTAATAATGTAGTAGAGGTTGTTCAGTCTCCATAGCTTTGACGGCAGAAAATTCTCGATTAAGTCAGCATCATTCTCTGGCTCACGCTCAAAGATTGAACGGTCAACTCCGTAAGGTCCATATATCTTGTCGAACTGCTCGGGTGTAATAGACAAGTACCAGTGTGACTTGTCTTTATCCATTATCTCGCCTTTGATAGGTATCTCAACGTCTGGAATTTCCTCGTAGTCATCTTTTTCACGAAAGAGCTCAGCTTCACGTGCGAGTCTTAGCTTCTTTTTTCCGTAAACACCCTCGGCATTATTATCGTAGCTTCGTTTAACTTTAGCCATATTTAGCTCCGCATACGTGACTGGAACATAGTCAAGCTGTTAGATTGTTGACCATTGATATTGTCTGCGTTAGCTACGTTGATAGTTGTACCTTTAGAGTTGTAAATCTCTTTAAATGCGTTAGCTAAAGTGTTAGAAACTATCTGCCAATCGACTATAGTTACACCATCCTGTTCTAAAATGTCATCTGCTTTGTCTAATAGCTTCGTAAAAGTCTCGTGGAAACGTACTTCTAGCTTCTGTAAGCTCTGGACACCGTTAAGTACCTTATCTACTTCGCCTTCAAAAGCTAGAGGGCCCTCATCTCGTACTCTTTTAGCTACTTGTGACACTATAGATGGAGCTACCTCGTGACTAAGCGTGCTAATATCACGTTCCATAGCATCTGCATCCATCTTTTTCTTAATTTCATACACAGTAGCCCGTGAAACTCTAACTTGTGCAGCAATTTGGACTGGTTCAACGCCAGCAACCAGAAGTCCTTGTACCTCAGCTCGTTTTTTAGGAGATATAGCCATAATTTTATCCTTGTAGTTTTGTGCCTATATTATAATGTAAGCACAAAATCGAAATTTATGCGAAGATTGTATCATAATACTTGACAAAAAGCAAGTTTTTAGGTAGAATATCTCTATGATTAAAATACAATAGAGGAAAAACAATGGAAAACGGTACTACAACTGCACAAGTTGATACCAAAACTACTTCTGAGACAGCTCAGGACTACTTTGGATATGAACCAATAGAAGTTAAAAAAGAAGATACCCCAGAAGAGGTAATTGATTACCAAGCTGAGGTTAACAGACTTTTAAAAGAGACTAAGGTCTCTGAAGATGGCAAGTTTGAATACCCAGCTGATATTCCAGCGTGGGCTAAAGTTGCTATAGCTAATGAAAAGAAGTTTAGAGACACTCAAAGTACATTTACAAAAACAGCACAAGAGAAGAAGCTTTTAGAAGCTGAACTTCAAGCTCTTAAGGGTAAGCTAGCTGAGGTTACAGCACTTACACAAGAGCAACAAGCAGAATTAGAGACTCTAAAAACTTCTGACCCAGAGGCGTATTTTGAAAAACGAAACCAGTACGAAGCTGAAGCTTCAAAACGTTTCGACGAGGAAATCAAGGAAGTTAAAACTAAGACAGCGGCTGAGTTAGAGCTAGAACGTCGAGAGAAGTACTTAGCTTCTTTTAATGAAGGTCGTTCTAAGCCAATTACACAAGAGGTAATTGAAAATGAAGTCCCAGCTAAGTTTTATAAACAGCTAGAAACTGGAGAAGCTACATTCGAGGAGTTTCTTGGTAATGTAGCTTCATTCCTTGATACTCCTAAGACTATAGGTAAGAAAGAGGACGTAGCTAACGTTACTAATCTTTCTGAATTAGCTGGTGGCACTGAGCCATCTAAAGAAAATAGATACGATAACTTAGCGGAAGAATACGCTAACATCGTTTTCTAAAAAACAATAGGAGAAAATTATGGCAGATACAGCGACAGGTGTAGTACCGTACGGTTCAGAATTACAGCGTAAGGGCTGGATGGTAAGAGGCCTAGTTCAAGCTAGAAGTACATCTTTTTGGGAAGGACTGACTGGCGGTCAAGACGCAGTAGTTTACCAAGAAAATGATTTAAGTAAGGGAGCTGGACACGAAGTTGTATTTGACTTCGACGGTAATCTTTCAAGTAAAGCTCACGTAGATAAAGAACAAGCGTTCGGTAACTCAGAGCAAAAGAAAAAGTTTTCAGACAAACTACGTGTTCGTCGTTTACGTTGGTCAGTTGACAACGGGGATGAGTTTGATGCAATTAACATCAATAGCCTTGATTTAACTACACACGAAGACTCACGTTCTAAGTTATCTGACCTTTTCATTCGTTCTAAAGACCAGTTCTTGTTCGATGCGGCTCAAGGTTTCCTAAGCGGTAATGGTCCATCTCACGTAATCCGTCCAAATGACAGAGCTTCAGTCGGAGACTTAGTTGCAACTGATGTAGCTGGTTATGACTTTATGATGGATGTTGAAGACATTATTAAATCTGGAGACGGGTTTACTGAGGGCGACAAACGTAGACCTATGGAGCCGTTCACACTAGCTGATGGAACTCGCAAATGGTTATGGATTGTAGATAGTCGTGTTGCACGTGATATCAGAAAAGATGATGGTTTTACAACTATTATTAGCTCTGCTGATTATCGTGGTATGGATAACCGCCTTATTAAAGGTGTAATTGGGACGATTGGTTCACTAATCGTAATCGAAGCTCAAAACTTCTTTGGTGTGTCTAGCTCTAAAGTAATCGGTAAGACTGAAGTTGAAGTGAGTGGATTACGTAAAGTTGACTCTAACGGTCTATTTGAAGGTGAAGCTGGTTTCGGTGCTTCTGGTTCAGTTATAGCTTCTCGTTCACTTATCTTAGGTAGAGGTGCTCTACAAATTGGTATGGGTAAAATGCCAGATTACAGATGGCAACCATCTGAGGACTTCGGAATTAAATCTGAGTCAGCTCTTATTACGTATATGAATGTTCAGAAAACTGTGCTTATGGCAGAGACAGAGGACTATGAAGATGCTAAAGTAGCTGGTTACGATTACGGTGTAGTTTGTGTAGATACATTCTTCCGTGCAGTAGCGTAAGGAGCTTACAATGGCAGTTCAACAAATTACAGATTTCTATCTGAACAACCAAAAACGTTTCACTGAGTCTGCCGTTATGACAGTGCCAGCTAAACTAAACGACGGAAACGCTCGTTTAGGCACTGGCCCGTCATACATTGACCCAGCTGATAACTACCAAGCTTATTGTTTACCTAAAATGAGTTTGGTAAGAGAGTTCTACATTTACGTACGTGAAGCGTTTGCTACTGGCACAACAGCTACTATCACAACTATCGTAGATGGAGAAGTAATTGCAACTGATGTAGCTGTAGCTACTCAAGGTACGCTAGTTTTAGCTACACCTACAAATCTAGGCGATGGAGCTTTATTTGATACGCAGGATGGTTTTGACGTTACGTTTAACCAAACTTCTGCAACTGGAGCTCTACAAGTTATTGCTAAATATACTGCTGTAGATGAGAAATCTGGCAAGTATACAGCTTCAGTTTAAGGAGGCTTAAATGGCTATTTATTTAAACGGTAAGTTAAACCAAAACAATATGGAGCGTGCTAGTGGCGGTGTCACTAAGTACGTCAAGGGAGAGGGTTTAGTAGCTGGAGATATTGTATCTCTGGGAGCTTTACCTCGTGAAAGTGTCACTACGCAAATCGTTATTCTTAACGAAACTGCGTGGGGATTAGACAGTGCAAACTCTACTGTAGATTTAGGCTACTACGAGCAAGCAACGGGAACTTTCACTCCTTTCGTAACTGATATCCAGTTAGGTAAAGGTAAAATCTTAATTTCTGGGCCTATCGATGGTACACGTAACCCAGACGGAACGGCATATACTGGAGAAGAGCTTCTACTTTGGAATGGAGATAAAGAAACAGAGATAGCTTTACGCTATACTGGTTCAGCTACTCCACTTTCAACAGACGAAATAAATATTGTATTTACACACGTCTATTACGGAACTAAAAACGGTAAGTATGGTTTAGACCACGTACCAATGACACCTTACGAGTAGATTTAGAGAGGTAGCTTCGGCTATCTCCACTGAGTCTATTGTAGACTGAATTAACTAAAGGATATTAAAATGGTAAGACCAGCTAAAAAAGTAGAAAAAAAGGGCGACGATACTAAGGATACTGGGAGCGACACTAACAGAACAGACAAGCCACCAGTGAGCTAATCTTATGACCGCCCAAAATATTATAAGCCAAGCTAGACAAAGGCTAGGCGATGCAAAAGAACAAAGGTGGACTAATAGTAGATTATTGTCTATTGTTAGCCAAGGCCAAGTTGACATTTGTTTAGAGTCGGGCTACTTAAGAAATGAAGTTCTAATACCGCTAGTTAACGGACAGAATATCTACACTTTACCTTCCGATTGTTACACTATTAAACGTGTAGAATACGACGGAAAACTCCTACCACTTTTTACAAGAGACGACCAAGACATACCAAGAGCTGTAACTACTGATTATGTAGCTTACAAAAGTGATTTGGATATGAATAAGCTAGAAATTCAACCAGAAGTAGCTAACATCGAAACTTTCCATTTCATAAAGGGTGTAGCTGTTGAAGATGATTTATTTACTGTATCTCCTATTTACGGAGTGGCAGTAAAAACATCCTCCCCTAATTTGGATGTAGAGCCAAGCTTAGGAGCTGTAACGGGTGTAGTTTTAAACTATGATGAGTTACCTGATGTAATTGAGGGCTCTGAGTTAAGTGAAGGCTACGGAGAAGTATTTGGCGACAATAAAAATGATATAGACTTTGAGTTTCCTAATGGTAACTACGGTGTTACCTCTGCTATGGAGTATGTAGCTTCACAGAATAGTTTTGGTTTTACTACAGCTGTTAAAGGTCATACAGTATCAGGCAGATACGGATTAATAGCTGATGTAGCTAGAGTTAAAGATTGTTTCAAGGTATATTATGTAGCTATACCACGTAAGCTACAATCTTTAGGTTCACAATTAGTTTTACCTGAGTTATGGGAAGATATTTTAATTCGCTATGTTGTTGGTACAGCACTTCAAGATGATAACGATGCAAACAATATAACACGTGGCGAAGTTGAGTTACAGAAATATCAAGTTAAATTAAATAAAATTAGAGATTTAAGCTCTAAAAATTTCAGTTCTAACGCTAGCGTTAAGAATGAGACAAGTTATAGGAGAGTATAAGATGGC